GAGAATTACATATTATGGCAGACCTCCAAAATGGGGCGGGATATTAACCCGTCCTATTTTAATGCTATGCTCATGGAATCCGGCATAAAAAGGGCGGAGATAACAAAGCCTGCATTTACACAGATTCCAAAGGGAAGCGTAGCGGTTATTAAGAACTGTACCGTAACCTTTGGAGGTGTGGAAGATGAATAATATTAAAAATGCGGATTTTTTAACCACGTTTCCGCCTGCATTAAGGCAAGATGAATCTATGTTAGCATTAGGGCGGTTGATTGCGGAGGAACTGCATATAACCGCCGTAGAAACAGAAAAAAACATCATATACGCCAACATAGACACGCTATCGGAAACTTGGCTAGATATTTTAGCCTACGATTTACACGTTGATTGGTACAACTACGATTACCCGATAGAAGCCAAAAGGGCAATTATCAAGGATAGCGTAAGAGTACATCAGAAATTAGGCACAAAGGCAGCCGTTGAAATGGCTTTAGGAGGTATCCACCCGCAAAGCGAAATTGAGGAATGGTTTACCTACGGCGGTAAGCCGTACCGATTCCGTATAGTGCTTGATACGACCCATTCAAGGGTAGAAGCGGATTACGAGGAAATCGTTAAGACCGTAGACATATACAAGCGTCTTACGGCTCATTTAGACGGCTTATATTATCAATGCTCTATGTGTGTGGTTATCATGCCACGCACGGAGTATTTTTTATTTTCCGTGCCTATGACAGGGCAGATTAAGGCAGGCACAGAGCCTTACAGAAATACGGTTGGAGCGGTAGAAAATACCGTTATCAGCATAAACGCAAAGGCAGCGGGATACCTTGCCGAAGCCGTAAGGACCGGTACAAAGCCGGACAGAAATATAGTATTTTCCACGCATGATAGCGAGGTTGTGACCGATTCGGACACGAAAGGTTACAAATTTACGAGCAATCAGACGGGAGAAGCCACCACAGGCACAACGCCTTACATTAGCACCGTGGGAGCGGTAGAGAGTGAGGACGTGACGGCAACGGCAGCAGGGCAGGGGTACAAATTCCTTTCCGACCTTGCAGGAACTAACCCGGACAGAAATATTTTATTTGAATCCGAGGAAGTGGCAGCAGTAGGGGAAATGGAAGTAACCGCCTATGTATTTGAAAGCACCTTGACAGGCACAGACCCCGACAGAAGCACGGAGGTAGAAACGTCTGATAAGGGCATGACAACAACGGCAGAAGCCGAGAGTTACCAATATACGGTTAAGTATTGCGGTGCTTCCGGATTAAGCAAATAAAAGTAAAGGAGATACAGAGAAATGCTGACAGAAAGAGCCTTTGAAAGTTTCAAGAAATTCATTGAAACAAACATTGCTTACGCCAAGGTTGAATATGGCGGAAAACTGCATAAAGCCAATATCGTATCGAAAGAACGATTGCCGGACGGCAGGGTAGCACTTAGCATTTCCATAACCCCGGAAGTGTCCGGGTCTACAACGATTACAAAAATTCAGTTGTACGACATTGGAAATCAGCTTTTCGCAGAAAAGACCGAAGCAATCAAGTTAAAAGGGGTGCAGGAGGGCGTACTGTACCGCTTTAGTTTCAACTTTAAGGAGGAATAGCAGAAATGGGATTATTCAAGATTTGGAAAGACCATGTAACGCAGTTTTCTAACCGTTACAAGGAAGTGCAGAACGCAGACGGCACAATAACCCACGAAGCGGTAGAGGGCGAAGTTATCCAAGAGGGTACACCGCAGAACGCAAAGAACTTTAACGACTTGGAAGAAAGAGTATTGGCAGGCGGAGAGGTTGCCGGACTTGCGTTGTTAAAGGTATCTATGTCGGAAAGCAGGATTAAGGGATTGCAGGGAGAAATTGTGGAAGCTACTTTGACTAACACAAAAGAGTATCCTTTTAACAATTCCAAAAAGACCCTTGCACTTGCCACACCAAGGGGAAACTTGGATTACACCGTGGACGTGGAAGCAAGCACCGAGGACGCAGGCGGTATAGGCGAAATCAAGATTACCGATAAGCAGTTAAACGGTTTTAAGATTGAGTATTGCGGGGCCGCCAAGGAAGTAAAGGTAAAATGTACCGTTAGAGGAGGTTACGCATAATGGCAAACGTGATTATCAAGAGTGACGAAAGAAAGGCACAGACAGAAGCGGTATTAAACGCTTACGGCGTGGGCGGTGGCAGGGCAACCGCAGCACAGAGGGAAGCAGCCGAACATATTACGGTGCGTTCGCAGGAAGCGTACAGAGAATTACAGAAAATGGGAGGTAGAAGATAATGGCAAAGAATCAGATTATCGTAGTAGAAAAGAATGAGGGCGAGAAAATCGCCTATGAGGTTTCGGGTACTAAAATATTCTTTGGAGATGATGAACTTATGGTAAACCTCAAAAGTAGAGAGCGTGACGAAGAGGTAACGCTTGATATTTGCAAGGATACGCAGGACGGCTTAACCGTGGGCGTAAATACCGAAGCGAGAGAGTATGTGGCACAGGTAACTATCCCTGCAAGAGAGTACGAAATGGTGGATACCGGGGAATTGGACGAAAATAAAAACCCTATTATCGAACGTGTCCCGGTTGCGTTTGATACTGCAAAATGCACATTGACATTATGGGCGTTAATCTAAGAAATGGAGGAAAAACACAATGGCAAATTTTGACGATTTACAGGGTGCAGTAGCACAGTTTGGTACAGGAAACAAGGTTATTTATGATGATACGGGTATGCCGTCTATTATGGTCGGTGTGCCAAAAATGAAGTATTCCGACATTATCACAGGCGGTACAGATGAAGTATTGCCGTTTTGGATTGTGGACGGCGAAGAGAAAAACACTATTTGGGTTTCTAAATTCGCTAATATCGTGGAAAACGACCGTGCTTATTCCCTTGGTATGAAGTTACCTAAGAATTACATCACTTTCGACCAGGCATTAGCAGCCTGCCGTAAGAAAGGCAACGGTTGGCACTTGAATCAGACGGGCGTATTTGCCTGCCTTAACCTGTTATCGCAGAAAATGGGTACAGTACCACACGGCAATACCAACTACGGCAAGGATTATTACCACCCTTACGAAAAGGGTATTCAGCCACAGGGAGAAACAAGCAGAACATTAACAGGTACGGGAGAGCCTACATGGTATCACAACCACGATACCTCCGGCATTGCCGACCTTTGCGGAAATGTTTGGGAATGGACCGGCGGATTACGTCTTATGGACGGCGAAATTCAGATTATTCCTTACGGTAACTGCATGAAACTTGATTGCGATATGACCGCAGAAAGCACCCTTTGGAAAGCTATTATGCCGGACGGCACATTAGTAGACCCGGGAACTGCCGGAACTCTTAAACTTGACCAAGTAAGTGCAAGTGCAGGAATCAGAATTAACACGGCGGTAGAATATCCGACAGAGGGAGAAACTTATAGAAATATTGCGTTTAAGTCCTTGGCAGCAAAGGACGGCGTAAATATTCCTAAGTTGCTGATTGCTTTAGGATTATTCCCGGAAGAATCTGCAACATACGGAAACGACCAGATTTGGATGAGAAACCACGGCGAAAGGTTGCCGCTCCGTGGGTCGGCGTTCGTCAATACTTCCCTTTCGGGTCCGTCCGCTCTCATCTTGAATGACGTCCGTTCCTACTCCAACGGCAACATTGGTTTCCGCTCCGCTTTTTGTGAACTGTAAACTGATAACTGAAAAACTGATAGGGTGTGCGGTAGCACACCCTTAATTAAAATTTAATCAGTAAGGCAGGAGAAAAGCGTGGTTGAATCACAGGACATACAAGGAGTACAGGAAAAGAAAGTAAACGGAAATAGTATATTTCAGATAAAAGAAAAGATTTACGAAATGATACTATACGGAAATCCAAAGCTACAAGGGTTTCCAAAGTGCGAGCGGTACGCAATGGCAGCGGACATAAGAAAGACCATGTACAGTATGTACGAAATGTCGGTAAGGCTTGAAAAGAAGTACCATAAGAAAACTACCTTACAGGATTTGGATATTGAATTAGATGTATTAAGAAATCTGTTACGCCTTGCCAAAGACCCTAACCTATACCCAAAACAAAAGCCTTGTTTAGATTTTCATACTTGGGAAGTATGGATACGAAAGGTAGACGAAATCGGTCGAATGATTGGCGGTTATATGGCATGGGTCAACGGCAGGGAGAAGCAGAACTAAAAAATACATTGGGAAATAATCACAAAGTTACGGTGGTTGCCTATCCGTGGGTCGGCGTTCAACAATACTTCCAATTCGGGTCCGTCCGCTCTCAACTTGAATAACGTCCGTTCCAACTCCAACGACAACATTGGTTTCCGCTCCGCTCTGCCCCTAATGTCAGAAGCCTTGTGGTTACGACCGCAAGGACAGTACAAACAGGGTTAAAGGGGTTATTTTCCATTCCCGGGGCAATCCGGGAAAAAGATTGAATTGCCGTAAAGACAGTTAGTAAGCGTTAGCCGAAAAGAATTATATTTGTCACGTCCGAAAGGGTTAAAAACTTAGTAGGTTTGTACGGCACATTTTTTATAAAGAGGTTTGATAAATGCAAAGCATTAAGAACATATACGAAAAGATTTACGATTTTGAAAATCTACATAAGGCTTGGGAGGAAGCGAGGAAAGGAAAGCGGTACAGAGATGATGTACTAATTTTCAACCAAAACTACGAAGAGCATTTAATAAATATTCAGAATCACTTAATTTATGGAACGTATGAGGTCGGACGGTATCATACGTTTTATGTGTACGAGCCTAAGAAGCGGTTAATTATGTCGTTGCCGTTCAAAGACAGGATAGTACAATGGGCGATATATCGGCAGTTATTCCCGATTTACGAAAAGTCCTTTATATACGATTCCTACGCTTGCAGGCGTGGGAAAGGAACACATAAGGCAGCCGACAGGTTGCAGTATTGGTTACGGCAGACCGAGAGAAAGCCGGAGCGTTACTATTATTTGAAAATGGATATATCCAAGTATTTTTACAGGGTAGACCATGATATTTTATTGCAGATTTTAGGACGCAGGATAAAGGATAAACGCCTGCTTGACCTATTGGCTAAAATCATCAATTCGGAATCTACGAAATTTGGGTTGCCAATGGGGAAAGAGCCGGACGAAGTAGAGATAGCGGACCGGTTAAGTGATAAAGGTATGCCGATAGGCAACCTTACTTCTCAAATGTTTGCAAATATCTATCTTAACGAGGTAGACCAATACGCAAAGCATGAGTTAGGGTTGCACTATTACATACGCTACATGGACGATATTATTATATTGCACCATGACAAGAAGTATTTAGCAGAGGTTAAGGAACTATTGCGGATTTTCCTAGAAGATAATTTGCGGTTGAATCTCAACAATAAAACCGCAATACGTCCGTGCAGTATGGGGATTGATTTTGTGGGTTACAGGATATGGGCGACCCACCGCAGATTAAAGAAGAAAACGGCGGTAAAAATCAAGCGAAATATAAAACGGCACATTATGGACGTGAAAGCAGGCAGGGAGAGTAAGGAACGTATGGACCGTACCATAGCTTCATACCGTGGCATTTTGTCACATTGCGACAGTTACGGACTACGGCAGAGCCTTAATAACCTGTTTAGGGAAAACGGCATGGTAACAAAGAGGACAGAAGCGGTAAGCAAATGTATAGGAGATTGCCAAAACTGCCCGAACTATACCGAAAGCTATTTTTGCGGTTTTGTGACACCTTATTGCAAATTGTATGGTTTCGGAGAAAATCCATATATGAAGCAATACCCGGATACCGCAGGAGAAACGCAAAAACAATCGACACCGAAAGAAAAGGAGTAACGCCGTGATTGAAATTGACACAACAACACTAATAGCAGTAGCAGGCGTTGTAGGGGCAATAGCGACCCTCG